TATCAACAGCATCCTATCTTCAAAACTTTTCTGTAGCTGCACAAGAAAACAGCCCGCAAGGAGTGTTTTTCAAACCAGACGGTACCCAATTTTGGATTACTGGAGGTACAGCAGACAAAGTATTTTCCTACCTAATCTCACCTGAATAAAGGAGCAATCAATGTTCGTGAAAATCACAAACGGGCAAGCACAAGCCAACTACACAATTGGCGATCTGCGTAAAGACCACCCTAATGTTTCGTTCCCCCGCAACATTTCAGACGAAGTGCTTGCGGCTTACAACGTCTTCCGAGCAACAGAGCTACCCGCACCTGACTACAACAGTCGCACACATAGGCTAGTGACACAGGCTCCTGCGCTGGTGGACGGTGTCTGGACAGTAAGCCGCATTGCGGTTGCCAAAGACCAAGCACAGATTGATAACGAGACTGCACAGATGGCGGCTAATGTTCGTGCGGAGCGTGATAGCAAACTTGCTAACTCAGACTGGACACAAGTAGCAGATGCTCCTGTAGACCAGACTGCTTGGGCTACCTATAGACAAGCTCTTAGAGATGTTCCTGCACAGGCAGGTTTCCCGTGGGAAGTAACGTGGCCTGAGAAGCCTTAAACATTTTATTTTTCATCTGAATAAGGTTTAATTAGGAATGGACTGCGGAACGAAACCTGAGTGCGCTGAGATTGCTGATCGAGCAGTCCGCAAAACCTTTGCTATCCTCGGTGTCAACATAGACAACCCAGAGAGCGTAGAGGAGTTTAGACAAGACCTGCGCTTTGGCAAGAAGCTAAGAAAGCTGTCTGACCACGGGACGATGGCCTTTTTTGCGGCTGTTGCTATAGCCATAGTTGGAGCCTTGTGGATTGGCATTACGTCGTCGATCAAAGGTGAATAGTGCTTGCGGAGATTGCCGCTGCAAACGCGGCATTTGCGGTAATCAAAACCGCGATAAAGAACAGCGGGGAGATCGCCTCTGCGGGTAAAGCCATTGTTGACTACTTCTCTGCGACCAACGCGATTGAAGAAGAAGTCAAGAAAACGCCAGAGAGAAAACGCTCCGACCTGGAGGAGTTTCTCGCCCTTGAGCAACTCCGACAACAGGAACAAGAACTAAAAGAACTTC